AACAGTTGCCCCAACTCAACCCGCTCCTGGGACCGCACCACCCGTGCAGGCTCCTGGAACCCCACCACCAGCGGCGCCTCCTGATCCTCGTGCAGAGGCTTGGGCGGCTAAAAACCACTGGTTTGGTCAAGATGAAGTTATGACATATGCCTCATTTGGTATCCACAGACGCTTAATTGAGGATGAAGGGTTTGACCCTCAGACGGAAGACTATTATAGTGAGCTCGATAAACGAATGGCTGCTGAATTCCCTCATAAGTTGGGAAAACAGGCAGGAAACGGGGGAAGTCGCAAAGTAGCGTCCGCTGAATCTTCCAGATCCCGCAACAAAGGTGGACGAAAATCTGTGCGGTTAACGCCTTCACAAGTAGCTATAGCTAAAAAGCTGGGTGTACCGCTTGAAGAATACGCTAAATATGTGAAGGAGTAGAGAGATGACTGAAGAAAATAAAATGGAGAACACAGCTCCCAAAAAGGATACGAGAATAGATCGTGCTCAGGATACTCGCGAAAAACATGCACGCAAAGGCCCCTGGAAACCCCCTTCTACTTTGGAGGCACCTAAACCACCTGAAGGATATATTCATCGGTGGATAAGGACAGAGGTTATGGGTTTTGATGACCGTAAGAACGTTTCTGCCAAAATACGAGAAGGGTGGGAATTAGTACGCGGTGATGAACATCCAGATTTTGATGCACCAACCATAGAAGATGGGAAACATGCAGGGGTTATTGGAGTAGGAGGATTAGTATTAGCTAGGATCCCTATTGAAATCGCGGAAGAGCGCAGTAAATACTACCGGGATAGAACCCGCAATCAAATGGCCGCTGTTGACACCGAGTTAGCTCGAAATCAACATCCGGCAATGGCTATTCATAAGCCAGAAAGAGAATCTCGTGTAACTTTTGGCGGCTCTCCTAATAAAAAAGAGAGCTGAATTTTAATTTGACCGTATGGAGGTATAATTATGGCAAATATTAATGGAAGTTTTGGCCTCCGTCCTATCGCTAAATTAGGACAAGGAGCCAATTCAACCGGTAATGCCAATTACACAATGTATGAAATCGCGAATGGCAATACTAACGCCATCTATAAAGGTAGCCCCGTTATCCCGTTAACTACAGGATATATTGATATTGTGGGTGCTGCCGCAGGTGGAAGCGTTAGTTTGGCAGGAGTGTTCATGGGTTGTGAATATGTGGCAAGCGCTACCGGTAAAATGACTTTTAGTAACTACTGGCCTGGGTCAGGAGCAGACAGCAATCATCCAATTAAAGCGTATGTTGAGGATGATCCTATGGCGCTGTTTGTTATAGCTACTGATGCTACATGGACAAGTAAGGCAACTGCTATCGCTGATAGATTTAAAAACGCACAATTTGCGACAGCGACAAGTGGAACAACCGCTACTGGACTTTCGTCCGCGTCAATAGACATTAGCACTGCTGCAACTACAGCAGCTGATTTCCATTTGAGAATAATGGGATGGGTTGACGATCCGGCAAACGCGGATTTCACTGCCGCAGGTGTTGGTGTTATTGTTCGTCTTAATAATCACTTTAACTCACCGAATGGTTCTGCTAATGCAGGTACAACCATTTCGACAACTGGTATATAGGAGGTTAAATTATGGCTATATCTAGAGCACAGCTAGCGAAAGAGCTAGAACCTGGACTCAACGCCTTATTTGGCCTTGAGTATGCTAGGTACGAAAATGAGTCCGCTCAAATCTTTGATACTGAATCTTCAGAACGTGCTTTTGAAGAAGAAGTAATGTTGTCTGGATTTGGTGCGGCACCCGTAAAATCAGAAGGTACTGCGGTAACTTTTGATGATGCACAAGAAGCTTACACTGCAAGGTATAATAACGAAACTATTGCTCTTGCTTTCTCAATAACAGAAGAAGCTATTGAAGATAATCTTTATGATCGTCTTGCTTCTCGTTATACAAAAGCACTAGCAAGAAGTATGTCACATACTAAGCAAGTGAAAGCAGCGGCTATTTTAAACAACGCTTTTGATAGTGGTTTTACAGGTGGAGATGGAGTGGAACTTTGTTCTACTGCGCATCCATTAGTTAATGGTAGTACCTTAGCTAATGAGCCTAGTACAGCTGCGGATCTAAACGAAACCAGTCTTGAAAATGGTTTAATTGACATTGCTGGTTATGTTGATGAGCGTGGTTTAAAAGTGTCTGTTAAAGGCACTAAATTGATGGTTCCAGCGAATCTTCAATTTGTAGCGGACAGGTTATTAGAATCAACCCTACGTCCAGGAACAGCGGACAATGATGTTAACGCTACCAGAAATATGGGAATGCTTCCCGATGGCTATGCAGTTAACCATTTCTTAACTGATACTGACGCTTGGTTTATCAAAACAGATGCTCCTCGTGGATTTATCCACTTTGAACGTCTATCTTTGTCTACCAAGATGGAAGGAGATTTTGATACAGGTAATGTAAGATTTAAAGCCCGTGAGCGTTATAGCTTCGGTTACTCAGATCCACGTTGCGTGTATGGTTCTCCAGGAGCGTAGTAACTAATTGAGTGGGGAGCACATCTCCCCACTCTCTCGGATTAACTAGCTCTAGCGACTGGCCGAGCAGACGCTTACGAAGACTCTAGAGCAAACCCTTTCGTAAGGAGGTAAATACGATGGCGAATACACACTTTTCAGGTCCTGTATTATTTTCTAATGCACGACCTACTTTAGAAAACTTAAATATTGCAGCATGGCCAGATCAAACTATGTTTATAGATGATTTTTTGCGTGTTGCATTTGATGATGCAACAGCAGCAGATGTAATTCTTTGGACTGTAGTTAAAGACTCAGGTGCTTCGGTTGATATAACTGCGGACGCACTTAATGGAATAGCTGCTCTTAATTCAACAGCAACTACTGATGATGATGGTGCGTCTATACAAGGGAATGAAATTTGGGGACTGCCTTCAACAGCAGGTCAAAAACTTTATTTTGAAACTCGTATAAAAACGGCCGATGCAGATCAAATGGACATATTTGTTGGTGTTTGTGAAAACTTTGCTACAAATCCAGAAAATATTTTTACGTCAGCTAATAGGATTGGTTTTCAAATAGACGATGGGGATGCAACTCCTCATTTGATTACTGAATCTAGTGGAAGTGAAACAGATACTACATTAACAGGTACTACTTATGATCTTTCAGACGATACTTTTGTAACTCTTAGTTTTGTTGCTACTAAAGGAACTTCTACAGATGTAGTAGAATTCTATGTTAATAGAACTAAAGTGGGGACACATACTACGAACGTTCCTACAGCAAACATGGCGTTAGCAGCAGGATCTGTTTCTGGAAATGCTTCAGGAACAAAGATAACAAGTATTGATTATATCTGGGCTGCTCAAGATCGTGGTGTTAGTTATTAAGGAGGATAAAAATGGCTAAATCAAAAAAAGAAGAAGCAAAAAGTTTTTTAGACAAAGCAGTAAAAAAAGTTTCTAAAACTTCTCAGTCTTCTCTTCCACGTCGAGGTAGTTCTGAATATAAAAAATTAGTTTTATTAGGAAAAATAAAGGAGTAAGTTATGGCTGATACTGATACCAATACTGTCATTATGGATGGCCCTCAGAAGTATGTAGCTTCTTTTGTTCACACATATGTCGATGCCGGTGAAGGTACGCCCGTTGAAAAAATAGATGTTTCTGGCTTATCTAAAAACCCTGTCAATGGAAACGATTGCATAGGAGTACGTATTAATAAGATTTGGTACTCTACTATAGGGTTAAGCGTTATAATTAATTGGTTTGCAACTACGCAAGTTAGGGCGATACAACTTCCTGAAAACTATAGTGATGTTTTAGATTTCTCTAGTTTTAGTGGATTACCTAACACAACTACTTTTGGTAGTGGAGGAGCAAACGGAGACGTGTATTTTGGAACAAAAGACGAAGCGGCTAATGATGGTTATACTATTGTACTAGAGTGTATAAAAGTATACGCTAAAGATAATACATAGGAGGTTATTATGGCCCGATTTAATACCGTTGTTAATGTTTCGGCGAGAAATGCCAATAAAAGTAAACTTAATCCTGATGGTAAAGCTTACGTTTACATGCACGGGGGAGTTCACTCCCCCGATGCACGTCCTAAAAAACGTTATAATGTAGGCGGAGGCAACTGGATACAAAAAGCTAATTTAAAAAAAGGAGCTTTTACCAAACAAGCCAAAAACGCTGATATGAGCGTTCAAGGTTTTGCTAATAAAGTGACAAAAAATCCTGGGGATTACAGTCCTACAACGGCGAGACGCGCACGATTGGCACAGACCTTTAAAAAGATGGCGAAAGGATAAATAGATGGCAACTTCTGGTTCTTCTGACTTTAACCTAAATATGGCAGAAATAACCGAGGAAGCTTTCGAAAGATGTGGTTTGGAGCTTCGAACCGGTTATGACGCCCGTACTTCTAGGCGTTCTTTAAATCTTTTGTTTGCTGAATGGGCGAATAGGGGTTTAAATCTATGGACAGTGGAAAAACTGACGCAAACCGTAGCGCAGTTATCCACTACTTCTTCAATTGCTTCTTATCCTGTTGGCACTATTACTTTAAATGTTGGAGCGTCAGCGGCTTTTACTATTGGAGAAACGCTTACTGGAAATTCAACAGGTGCGACCGCAAACCTTATTACAAAACCTACAGCGACAACAATGACTATTACAGTTCCTGTAGGGATTTTTACAAGTGCCGACACCGCATTAGAAGGAGGAACAAGTGGTGCCACCACAACAGTTACATCGACTCCTAGTTTAGAAGATGCCCAGGCGACAGTGGATATCTTAGAAGCATCCGTTCGAAGAAGTGGATCTGACACCATTATTTCTCGCGTAAGTCGAGGAGATCATTTGGCTATTTCCGATAAAACAAGTCAAGGAAGAGCAACAGAATTTTATATAGATCGTTTAATTACTCCGACCCTTAATATTTGGCCCACGCCTGAAAACTCTACGGATCAGTTAATTTATTATCGTGTAAAACGTATTCAAGACGCAGATGCCAGTGTTAATACGGCTGATATTCCGTTTCGATTTTTACCCTGTTTGGTAGCGGGTTTATCCTATTATATAGCTTTAAAAAAGGCTCCGAACCGTGTGGCAGGATTAAAGGTTATATATGACGAAGAGTTTTATAATGCCGCCGCAGAAGATAGCGAAAGAGCTCCTTTGCGTTTAGTACCAACTTATTCTTCAATGAGGGTTTTGTAAAATGGCTAGATTTGCTTCCGCTAAATGGGCATTAGGTATTTCTGACAGGTCTGGTAGAGCGTATCGTTTAAAAGATATGATTCTGGAATGGAATGGTTCGTTAGTAGGACGCGATGAGTATGAACCAAAACAGCCTCAATTGTATCCGAAGCGTGTCAAATCTGATCCTCAAGCTTTAAGGATTAGCAGAACGGATAGGACGGAACCTCCTGTTGCAGTTTTACTAGGGTATAACTCTTTTAAATCCGGAGATGCGGGTTCGGCTACTATTACTGTTCATCAGCCAGGACATCAAAAAAGCACTGGTGATACGGTACGTTTCCGTGATGTTCTTCCTTTTGATGGCTTTACGGAGAGTATGCTAGAAACAGCGGCAGGTTTTACTATTACGGTGATAGCCGCTACTGGCAGCGAAATTCAATCTAATTTTTATACTTTTACAGCAACTGGTGGAGAAACAGCTACTACTGGGAG